GGTTTATATTGAGGACCACCTTAGCTCTTACATAGTAAATATAAGCCATCCTGACACCTCACAAGTTAATATTGATGATTTAAAGGGTTATCTAGAAAAGTGGGGGTTTGGTGGATGGACAAGGAATTATGTTGCAACTAAACATATATTCCCTAATAATAACATTCATGATTTAAACCTGTTATATTATTTTAATAATAATAAGGGTTTACCTGAATTAAAAAACCCTCCAATATATTCGTTTATTTACAATATACATAAAACTGACCATAACAATAGATTCATTCCCTTAGAGATGCATTTGAAGAGGTTTGATGATCTTGTATTTGAACAAGCGAGGGTAGATATATTTGATGAGGGTAATGTTGATGACTTAATAGCCATTGATACTTTAGCCGAAACTTATTATAAATTAGCAATGAGTCCCATGGGAGTGTTAGGAAAAAAAGACCTATACAACCACACTAACGATAGGGTAATTAACCATAATGTTAAAGATGGATTAATGTATCCTCTATACAAACCTACAAGTGTTACCTCTAGACCAGTCTGTAATTTTAATGGTTTGAGTGTATCATCTCTAAGCAAAAAGGATAATAAAAGGTCTTTTATAATTCCAACAAATGATCACTTAATGGAACTTGATTATGATGGTTTTCATCCAAGGATATTAGGGAACTTAATTGATTACAACTTCCCCAAGGATAAGTCATTACATAAAGAGATGGCAAAGTTGTATTTTGGTGAAGCAACAGATGAAAACTACATTCAAGCGAAAGAATTGACATTTCAACAGCTTTATGGTGGAGTCATGGCAGAATATGAGCATATAGAGTACTTTAAGTTATCGCAAGAGTACGCGGAGAAAATCGAGCAAATTTACTATGCTGGTGAGCTAAAAACACCATTTTTTAAAAGACCACTAACCCCCAAAAATCTAGGGGATTTAGGCAGACAAAAATTATTAAATTACTATATACAAGCGTACGAAACGGAACATAATGTTTTAGTACTTGAAGATATATTTGACTATTTGGAAGATAAAAAATCAAGATTGATTCTTTATAACTATGATGCATTTCTTTTTGACATAGATGTGAGTGAAGATGTGGTGGGAGACTTAAAGAATATTGTGTCAAAGACGTTCCCTGTCCATGAAAAGACCGGAAGGGATTATGCGTCTTTGGGGTGAATTTTATATGTATACCCGACAAAAAGTTATGAAAAATAAATGAACAACAAATTATACTGTACATTCGTCTCACCAGGAGAAGAAGTACAACTTGCCCAATCTTTATTCCAAAACTACCCAATATTATTTGAAAAAGTTTTTATTTTATCTATCCCAAACGAAGATAAGATAGTACTTACTTATAACATTGATCACAACAATTATAAAGAAAATCTTACAATTCCCAATACCATTTTGGTTCATAGGAAAAAACAAACCAACACTTTGTACACAATTAATGCCTTAAATGAACTAATTATTTACTTAAATCATGGAATTTTAGACACTCGTTTCAGAATCCCGTGGGAAGATTATAGAAATAGTCTTCTATTAAATGACGAAAATGGTTTCAAACAACTTAATACTAAGTTAAAAGAGATTGTAGAATCTTAATCAAAAATTTGGTCTATTAAAAGACTTTTTTTACATACAATCTGTATTAATAATTAATCCTTAAAAACAAATTATGAATTTAGATGAAGTTCGTAAGCGACTAGATCGCTTAAACAGCGGAGGTAGGTCTACTAAAGGTACCTCTGATTACAAAACAAAATTTTGGAAACCCAAAGAAGGGGAAAAGGCAATAGTTCGTATTGTACCTTACACTCATGATAAGGACTTTCCATTCACAGAGCTTTCATTTTACTTCGGAATCGACAAACCACGTATGATTTCCCTAGTAAATTTTGAAGAATCTGATCCTATTTTAGAATTTGCAACACAGTTGCGTAAAACAGGAGATGAGGACAACAAGTTGTTAGCTAAAAAGTTATACCCTAAAATGCGTTACTTCGCACCTGTATTAGTACGTGGTGAGGAAGATAAAGGTGTACGTTTCTGGGAGTTTGGTAAAATTGTTTACTCTGAATTGTTAGGAGTAATGGCAGATGATGATTATGGTGATATCACAGATATTATTAGTGGTCGTGATGTAGCTGTTGAAATGACAAAGGAATCAGGTAAAATGTACCCAACAACAACAGTTCGTGTTAAACCTAAGCAAACACCTCTTTCTGAGGATGAAGCATCATTAAAGACTTACTTAGAGGGACAAATGAATATCACAGAGTTCTACACTAAGCACTCTTATGAAGATATGAAAGAATCTCTTAGAAAGTATATTGAATCTAATAGTGATGGAGATAGTGTTGTTGAAAGTGAGCCAAAAACATCTTATAAAGGTAACAAGGCTACAACAGAAAAAATCGATAAATTATTTGACTAATGGCTAAGAAACAAGAAAATTTAGGGGAATTCCTAACTGAATCTTTAAATAAGAAATTTAAGAAGACACTAGGACAAAACCAAACAGTATATTTTCTTGATGGAAATGGTGAGTCACCTAATAATATTACAGATTGGGTATCAACAGGAGTAACCCACCTAGACATGGCGATTTCAAATCGTGTAGGAGGTGGTTTACCCGTTGGTCGTATCGTTGAGTTGATGGGTCTGGAACAAAGTGGTAAATCATTACTAGCTGGTCATATAACAGCAAATACCCAAAAGAAAGGTGGTATTGTTGTTTATATTGATACCGAAATGTCATTAGATTCTCGATTCCTGAGAGCTATTGGAGTTGATGTTAGTAAAATGCTTTATGTGCCTCTTCAAACAATTGAAGACATATTTGAAGCAATGGAAGACATCATCATCAAAATCAGGGAAAAAGATAAAGATAGACTAGTTACTATAATAGTTGATTCAGTTGCAGGAGCCACTACAAAGATGGAAGAAGCAGCCGATTACTCAAGGGATGGCTACTCAACAGCCAAAGCAATCCTAATGGGTAAATCAATGAGAAAGTTAACCAACCTAATTGGGAAACAGAAAATACTATGTGTTTTCACAAACCAATTAAGAGACAAAATGAACGCAATGGCGTTTGGTGAAAAGTACACCACACCTGGTGGAAAAGCACTACAGTTTCACTGTTCGGTTCGCTTAAAACTCCAAAATATTGGCAGGCTTAAAGGCAAAGTTAATGGGGTAGATGAAATCATTGGTCAACAGGTACAAGTTACGGTAGTCAAAAATCGACTCGGACCACCAAATAGAAAAGTAAAATATAGTGTTTATTATGATTCAGGAATTGATGACGCGGATAGTTTACTCAAGGTTTTAAAAGAGTATAAAATAGTAAAAGCATCTGGTCCTGTAAGTAAATGTGTTAACATTGAAACAGGTGAGGAACATACGTTTTATGCTAGGGATTTTAAAGCATTACTTGAAAAAGATCCGGAATTAAAAGCACAACTATTAAAGCAACTTAGTGAAAATTATATTATGTTATATAGTCACGAAGTAGCCATCGAGAGAGATCCAGATGAAATAGAAGTAGATACAAAAGATGAGTAAAGATAATGAGGTTTTAGATTTGCTGGATAATTTAGATACATCAAAGGAGGGCCCTAATCATAGGGTTCTTCTTATTGACGGTTTAAATTTATATTTAAGGGTTTTTGCTGTAAACGGAGCCCTTAATGACTTAGGAGTTCCTGTTGGTGGAGTTATTGGTTTTTTTAGATCATTAGCTCTCACCATAAGGGAAACCAACCCAACAAAAGTAGTAATAGTTTACGATGGGGCTGGAGGGAGTGCTAGAAGAAGAAAAATAGAACCCACCTACAAAAATAACAGAACCCCCCACAGAATAACACGTAGTGATTTTTTCAAATCATTAGATGACGAGAAAAGATCAATGAAGATTCAATTTACTCGTTTACTTACATATTTTGATACTCTCCCAATACAGGTTATATCTGTTGATCACATTGAAGCTGACGACACCATAGCTTATTTAGCAAAGAGTTGTTATAAAGAGGAAGTGGTTATTGCTTCTGCTGATCAAGATTTTTTCCAATTAATTGATGAAAGAGTTAGTGTGTGGAATTTCAACAAGAAGAAATTCTATACCGAACAAACTATCCGAGATGAGTTTGGGTGTGAGCCTTATAACTACCTCCAATATAAAGCACTTATGGGGGACAAATCCGATAACCTTCCGGGTGTATTTGGTTTAGGTCCTAAGAAGATATACAAGGTATTACCTTTATTGGCTGAGAGTAGGCAAATAGACTTATGGGATATTGCTCAACACGTTAAAGGGAAGGATGATACCATGTCTGTAAGAATCAGGGAATGTAAAGAACAACTAGATAAGAACGAAAAACTAATGGACTTAAATTCTCCTTTAATTAGTGGGAACCTTAAAGCCAGAATTCTCGATCTTTCTCATTTGCCAACAAATTTGCTTTCCAAACAAGATTTTTATACACTTTATTATGAAGATAAGATGGGAGACGCTATCAAGGTCCTAGATTTTTGGCTTGATGAACACTTCCTAAAATTAAACCAATACGCAAAACAAACATATGGACAAACTTAAACAATATGGACCTTCGTTTCAAAATAAGACCTTAAATTGTTTAGTTAATGACCGAGATTTTCTCCAACAAGTTGTAGATATAGTAAAACCAGAATTTTTTGACAATGAAGCTAACCAGTGGATTGTTAAAACTTCTCTAAGCTATTTTAGGAAACATAAATCCACCCCAACGCCCGAAGTGTTGAAGGTTGAATTAGAAAAAATCCCTATAGATGTTCTAAAAGTATCAGTAAAAGAACAACTAAAAGGGATTTATAAGACTTCAGATATGTCTGATTCTGATTACATTAAGGATACTTTTGTTGACTTCTGTAAAAACCAAAACCTCAAATCAGCCCTGCTTAAATCGGTTGATTTATTACAAATGGGGGCCTACAACGATATTAGAAGACTTATCGACAAATCACTCAAAGCTGGTTTGGAAAATGATGTTGGCCATGAATATAACTTACAAATAGAAGATCGCTATCGAGAAGAAGTTAGAAAAATAATACCAACCCCTTGGGATGACATAAATAAGTTATTACATACAGGGGGTATAGGAGGTTTAGGTAATGGAGATTTAGGAATTATTGCCGCCAGTGCTGGTGGTGGTAAATCATGGATGTTAGTTGCCTTAGCAGCTCATGCCGCCCAATTAGGTTATAATGTTCTACATTATACTTTGGAGTTAGGAGACACTTATGTAGGTAAGAGATACGATGCCTGTTTTACTGGGATTCCTATTAGCACCCTAAAAGAAAACAGGGACAAAATAGAAGAATTAACCAAGGAT